ATATTGTATTATATAAATAATTTAATCAACTTTATGTAATTATATTTACATAAAGTTTTATTTATGATATATTTAATTTGTAAGTTAATTATATACTTATACATTACATAATATACATATGCGAACACTTATATTATAAAGGAGTGTTGCCTATGTTATCTAAAAGCGAATGTCGTGAATTTATCAATGAAAGAAAACAATATCTTAATCTTACATCTTTTTGTAAAGAGACGGGTATTGCTAGACCTCATTTAACTATGTTTCTTAAAGCTGACTATTATGATCATTATTTAAATGTGGAAAAGGCTAACGACTTAGTTAACCTTATCAAAGATAAAATTTAATTTTTTTGAATATATACTACTTCGCATAATGTATATTATGTAAATAGTAAAGTAGGTGAAGTTATGGAAAAAAGGTTAAGAAGTTTAGAAGATGATATTTTAGATTTACGTGTTGCAATTGATGTTTTGGATAATTTGATTGTTATTTCCGAAAATGATGAAATTTTGGATAATATTTATATTGCTAAAGCTAAATTAAAATGTTTAGTTTATGATTTACAGGAAATTGTGTCGTGTGATTAAATGACGTGTTATAGTCCGTTACATGCTTTTAAAGATGGAGTAACAAAAGATGGTAAAACGCATTATAAAATTACTTCTAATAAAGTTAAGTCTGTTTATTTTGATAGTGCTAATAATCACTGGTACCTTTCAGAAGACCCAAGTCGATATTATAACAATGATTATATTGATGTGCCTTGTGGAAAGTGTGTTGGCTGTCGTCTTGACTATTCTAGAAACTGGGCTTTACGTTGTGTGCTTGAAAGTCAGTATCATGATGCTACTATGTTTGTTACTCTTACTTATGATGATGAGTGTGTTCCTCACTCTTGTTATACAGATAGTTTAAGTGGCGAAGTCAAAGACATTTTGACACTTAAGCCTAAAGACTTTGGCGATTTTATGAAACGTCTTCGACGTTATTATAAGCGTGAATATGGTAAAGAATTACGATTTTTCGCTTGTGGTGAATATGGTTCTAATACGTTAAGACCGCATTATCATGCTATCATTTTTGGTTTGGAATTAGATGATTTAAAATTGCTTAAGAAATCTCATACCGGTCATGATATTTACGAAAGTGAATTTCTTAATAAGTGTTGGAAACTTGGTTATATTAATTGTTCGCCCTCTTCCTTCGAAACTTGCGCTTATACTGCTCGTTATGTCATGAAGAAACGTAAAGGCGAAGATGCTGATGAATACGATCAGTTTAATATTGAACCTGAGTTTGTTCGAATGTCTTTAAAGCCCGGTATTGGACAACGTTATTACGATGAACATAAACATGAAATTTACGCTAATGATGAGATTATTCTTAAAGACGGTAAGAAGTTTAAACCCCCGTCATTTTTCGATAAGAAGTTCGCTGAAGAATTTCCCGAGGAATGGCAGAAGGTTTTAGACAAACGTATAGAATGCGCTAAGATTTCGGATAACGTAAAAGAACAACTTTTCGGTGATAAGTATAAGCGTTTATCTCGCGAGGAAGTAGCTAAGTTAGCCTCTGTAAAAAAATTAATTCGAGAATTGTAAAGGAGTGATTTTTATGAAGAAACGTGTTCCCGTTAAAAGTCCTAAAAAGGATAAGAGATTTTTTAGACGTACTGCTATAGATAGTAAACGTTTAAATGTTAATCCGCCAGTATTTCGAGGAGGTATTAGATTATGAGTGATTTCTATGTTATGATGATACAATTTCTTATTTTTATTGTAGCGGTGTTTATTCTTGCTATTGTTATTTTTGCGATTGTGACACTTGCTAAGAATTTTATTAATTTTAGACGTAGAAAAGCTAAACAAATAGATATTGTGGAGGAAAATTAGATATGAATATTTTTGCAGTTAAAGATGAAAAAGTTGGTTATGTTTCTGTTGTTAATGAGGAAAATGTTGATGTTGCTAAATTTAATTTCGGACGTGGTTTTTATTGTGAACACCCCGAGTTTGGACGATTAGAAGATTATTCTTTGTATGAGTTAGGTACTTTAGAGGTTAATGGTTTTGTTTTTAATAATGCCCCTACTTTTGTTTGTAACGGTCTTACTGCTTATAATGATTTTGTTAGTCGTTTAAATTCGTTGACTATCGAACGCTTGAAAGGAGTTGAGGAAGATGCCAATTCTGACATGGCGAAAGAGAGTTGCTAACCGTGAACGGTTTTTTATGCCTAGCGGTGAAGGTCTCGCTCGCGCTTATATGCTCAATATTGACGATAACGGTTGTGAGTGTCTTGTATGTACTGGACAAACCGACCTTTATGCTGAAATACAGTCGTATAGAGAAGGCTGTGACTTGGCTATGCTACTTCGGAATATTGACCCTACTGCTCTTAACAGTATGGTTAGTTCTTTTACTGCCGACGACTTAGTTAATAGTGGTATTGTGGACTATGCAACTATGCCTACTACTCTTGGTGGTATGTTTAACTTAGTTCAAAAAGGAGAAAACATGTTTAATGGACTTCCCGAAGAAATTCGTAAGGAGTTTAACTATTCGGTTAAAAACTTTGTATCGCAGTTCGGTACTCAAGCATTTAATGATATTTTGGCTAAATATGCTACCCCACAAGTTCAAACAGAGCCAAAGGTAGATGAACCCCCAAAAGTTCAAATTGAGCCTCAGGAGCCAAAAAAAGAGCCAAATAAGAAAGGTGGTAAAGATTAATGAGTGGTTTAATTGACAGTAATAGCCGTTTTGCGGTTAACCCTACAAATATTCGCGGTATTCAGCGTTCTAAATTTGATATGTCGCATACTATTAAAACAACGTTTAACGCCGGTGATTTAGTTCCGTTTGATGTTATGGAAGTTCTGCCCGGTGATACGTTTAATTTAGAAACAAATGTTCTTGCACGTTTGCAAACTTTAATTACTCCATTAATGGACGATATGTATTTAGATACGTATTATTTCTTTGTGCCTAATCGTCTTACATGGGAACATTGGAAAGAATTTAATGGAGAAAATTCTAAAAACGCATGGTATCCACAAACAACGTATACTATTCCACAGATTACTATTAAAGGAAATGACGATTTAAAAGGTTCTATTTTGGACTATATGGGCATTCCTACAAATAACGTTAGTAGTAATGCTAATATTTCTTTGCAGATTAATGCTCTGCCTATTCGTGCCTACAATCTAATTTGGAATGAGTGGTTCCGAGACCAAAACTTGCAAGACCCTATTTTAGTGCCTCTTACAGATGCTACGGTTGCTTTCGATAAAGCTAATTCTTCTAATGGTGGTAAGTTGCTTAAGGCTAACAAGTATCATGATTATTTTACAAGTGCTCTACCAAGTCCTCAAAAAGGTCCAGAGGTGTCTATTCCTCTTGCTCAAGACGGTTTATTTCCCGTTACTCCCGTTAAAGACCAATGGGTAAAAGATTATGGATTTGACCCCGCACAGTCAGACGGTATTGCGTTTAATTACCTAAATGGTACAGATTTTGCACAAGGTACACATCAATTGTATTTAAATAGTTATTACCAAGGTAATAGTAAAGATGCTTTCCTTAATGGTACTCATACCGCTAGCGGTGGTTCAGATGCTGCCGATAAGATTTATCCGTCTAATTTGTTTGTCAATTTAAAAGAGACTTCTGTTGCTACTATTAATCAGTTACGTTTAGCGTTTGCTACACAACAACTGTATGAGTTAGATGCTCGCGGTGGTACTCGTTATGTAGAAATCTTAAAATCTCATTTCGGTGTTACTTCGCCAGATGCTCGTCAACAACGTCCGGAATTGTTGGCTTATAACCATACTCCTATTAGTGTTAATCAGGTTGTACAACAAAGTGGTACTAATACGACTACCGCGCTAGGTGATGTTGCCGGTCTTTCTGTAACTGCGGATTCAGACAGTTCTTTCGTTAAATCTTTTACAGAACACGGATATATTATTGGTTTAGCGTGCGTACGTTATAAACACTCTTACCAACAAGGTATCAATCGTATGTGGTCTCGTCAAACTCGTTTCGATTACTATTGGCCTGTTTTTGCAAATATTGGTGAGCAACCTATTTTAAATAAAGAAATTTATCAGGATTATTCAAAACAACCTAACGATGTTAATGATGAAGTTTTCGGTTATCAAGAAGCTTGGGCAGAATATAGATATGTGCCCGATAGAGTTTCCGCTGAAATGCGTAGCGATTATCCACAATCTTTAGACGTTTGGCATCTTGCAGATGACTATGAGGCTCTTCCTAAACTTTCTTCTGATTGGATACAAGAGAATTCTACTACTGTAAATCGTGTTCTTGCCGTTTCTGATAATTTATCCGCTCAGATTTTTATGGATATCTATTTAAAGATTGAGGCTACTCGTCCAATGCCGATGTACTCTGTACCCGGTTTAACAAGAATGTAGGTGTTTTATATGAATATTTCAGGTTTAGTTAATCAAATGCAGTCTATGGCAGATAAAAATAATGCTCTGTCTGCTCAACAGGCTCAAACACAAATGAATTTCCAAAGTTCCGAGGCTCAAAAACTTCGGGACTTCAATGCTAGTGAAGCTCAAAAAAATCGAGATTTTCAACAAGAAATGTCTAATACTTCTGCTCAACGTTCTGTTGCAGATTTGCAGAAAGCGGGTCTTAATCCAATTTTAGCCGCTACAAGCGGTGGTACAAGTGCTTCTACTCCAAGTGGTTCTAGTGCCTCTCAAGGTTCAAGTCCTCAAGGTTCTAAAGGAGATGTTGATACTTCCGCAGTATCAGGTATGGCCGCAGTTGCCGGTGCTGCTATTAGTAGTGCTGCACAAGTTCAAGCCGCTAATATTGCCGCTAATGCTAGTATGCGTAATGCAGAAGTTCAAGCGCGTGCAATGTTACAAGGTTATAAGATGCAATCTGATGCCTCTCGTTATGGTGCAGATAGTTCTCATCATGCTCAAAAGTATTCTGCTGATGTTTCTAAAGCTAACGCTCAGCTTGATTATTTGGCTAAAATGTATGGTGCGAATAGTTCTGCTAGTGCTAGTCGTTATGGCGCAGACATGAATTATAAAGGTTCTAAGTATTCAAGTGATAAGAATTTTTTCGGTTCTATTATAGGAAATTTATTACCTTTCTTACCTTTACTATTAGGTTAATTTATTATATAATCACCGTGAGGTGATTAT